CTGGCCGGCAGTCTGGGCTGAGCTCTGCGAGCTCGAGCGGCGGTTAGGTCCAGGAGCATGGCAGCCTGGACATAACGTCACGTTTGCCACGCTCGCGGACCGGGCGGATGCCGCAGCTAGCGATACAGATGCTGACTCAGATGACGATGCTGCCACTAGATGCGCAGCATAGGGTGGTCTGGAAACGCACAGGTATAGAGATAGAACGCACATCTGCGTTTACAAAACGCAGACGTGTGCGCTACCAGGCTGCAGGCTCCTGGGGTCCTTCCTAGGCTATCCCCCCTGACGTGGGGCGGCGAGTCAGTCGGCATGGTGGAGAGCATTTATTTCGCACGTCATCGCGGCTACTGGGCGAGCTATGGCTAAACGCTCGGCGCGTCGGGCTAGTAGGCGGGACACAGACACACTCGACATCCGGCGGCTCACGCCTGAGCAACTGGCCCATCTACTGACCGCTGCAGGCCGTCGTACAGTGACTGTCGACGAGGTCGAGCGAGTGTTGCAACGTGGTGTGCCACGTAATCCGGATGGCACGATCAACCTCGCCTGCTACGGGGCATGGCTAGTGCGGGAGGTGCTCCGCGGTGCCCGGCTCGATTAAACTGCGGCCAGCAGAGCTACTGCGTCTCATCAACTCAACGCCCCTCGGCTCCGTTCTCCATGATCGCCAGCTCTACCGCCACCGCCTGCAGGCTGGCTATCAGATCGGCGATGATCGCGGTGTCGATCTCCTGGCCTACATCGCCTGGCTCCATGACCGCTACACGGCACCTAGGACGTCGCCTGTCTCGGCCTATGAGGCCCAGCGGGAGCGGGCAGCTGCCCGTATCCGGGCCATCTCGCGAGCCGGCCGAGAGATCGGTCCGCTGCCACCGGTAGCCGATCCCGAGCGACGCGACCGGTGTGGGGCCAGCTTTCAGGCTTTCTGTGAGACCTATTTTCCCCGCGTGTTTTACCTGCCGTGGTCTGTGGACCACCTGCGGATGATCGCTCGTATTGAGCAGGTCGTGCGTCAGGGTGGCCAGTATGCGGTCGCGATGCCCCGTGGGTCAGGGAAAACGAGCCTGTGTCGTGCTGCATGTCTCTGGGCGGCTCTATATGGCTACCGGCGGTTTATCGTTCTCATAGGCCCTACCGTCGAGTACGCCGCGTCGCTCTTAAACGACCTGCGGACGGAGCTAGAGACAAACAACCTGCTAGCCGCCGACTTTCCAGAGATTTGCATGCCCATCCGGGCACTAGAGGGGATCACACATCGGTGCCGTGGACAGCTATACCAGGGGCAGCGGACCTACGTCGATCTTCGTAAAGGGCACATTGCCCTGCCCTGGATACCTGGCGCCCCGGGCGCTGGGGCGGTCATTGTTGTTGCCGGCATCACAGGGCAGATCCGCGGTCTCACACATCAGCGGCCGGATGGCGAGACAGTCCGGCCGGATATCGTGCTGATCGACGACCCGCAGACAGACGAGTCTGCTCGCTCTCCATCTCAGTGCGCGGCCCGTGAGGCGATCATCTCCGGTGCTGTCCTAGGTTTGGCAGGTCCAGGGCGGACGATCGCGGCTCTCATGCCATGTACGGTGATCTGTCCTGGCGACCTAGCCGACACGCTACTCGATCGCCAGCGGCATCCAGAGTGGCAGGGAGAGCGGTTTAAACTTCTCTACTCGCTGCCGAAAAACATGGAGCTGTGGCGGACCTACGCGGAGCTACGTCGCGTGAGTCTCCAGGAGCGCGGCGATATATCACTTGCCACAGAGTTTTACCGAGAGCACCAGGCGGAGATGGATGAGGGGGCTGTCGTCGCGTGGCCTGAGCGGTACCTGCCAGACGAGATCTCCGCCGTCCAGCACGCGATGAATCTGCTGCTCCGCGACGAGTCTGCGTTCTGGGCGGAGTACCAGAATGAGCCGCTCGTGCCGCAGCAGGACGGAGCGGCTGCTCTGGACCCAGATGTACTCGCTCAGCGGCTGTCACGCATACCACGTGGTGTAGCTCCCACGGGTACGACCGAGCTGACTGCATTTATCGATGTCCATCAAGACCTACTGTACTGGATCGTCGTTGCCTGGACAGAGGACGGATCGTCCTATGTGATCGACTACGGGACGTGGCCAAAACAGGCTAGGCGTCAGTTTACGATGGCCACGGCTACACGTAGACTGCTCACACACTACCCGTCACTCAGCCTGGAGGCGGCACTCTACGCGGGGCTAACAGACCTATGCTCAGAGATACTAGGCAGGGAGTGGCGGACCGAGGCAGATGATGTCCTGCGTGTCGGCCGATGTCTCATTGATGCAAACTGGGGGCAGGCGACAGATCTCATCTACCGGTTTTGCCGAGAGTCTGTCTACGCCCCAGTGCTACTGCCATCTCACGGACGGTTTGTAGGAGCATCGTCTCGACCGTTTTCGGAGTATCAGCGGAGACGTGGCGACCGGATAGGGACAAACTGGCGGATCACGACGACTGCTACTCGGCGGGCTCGTGCCGTCCAGTACGACACAAACTACTGGAAGTCGTGGGTCGCATCGCGGTTGCGCGCACCCCTGGGGCAGCCAGGATGTATGGTCCTGTTTGGCGACGATCCTACTGCTCACACGACGCTCGTCGAGCATCTCACCGCGGAGTATCCCGTCCTGACAGAGGCTCGCGGACGTCGCGTGGAGGAGTGGCGGCTCATCCCAGGTCGTGAGAATCACTGGTGGGACGCACTCGTGGGCGCGGCTGTTGCTGCCAGCATCCAGGGTGTTCCAGATCCGCAGGGGGCGTCATCTATAATGCGTCGAGAGAAACAAAAACGCTCTCTGGCAGAGTATGTGAGACCGCGACATGAGCGATCGTCCTGACATCCCTAGCATCGTCGAGCAGGCCGTCCAGCGTCCGGCACGGACAGACATGGACGGTCTGAGTATCAGCGAGCGGCCGCTGCGCGACCTGATAGAGGCCGACCGCTACCTCCGCGGGATCGACGCGCGACGTCGGTCTCGTCCTGGGATCCGCATGTTTGTAGTCCGTGACCCCGGCATGGGACAGCTCAATGCCAACCTGGGTGCGTCGTCTAGCTAACTGGCTGACCGGCAACGGTAAACCTCGGCGGGATCTCCTGCTGCGGTACGATGCCGCTGAGACAACCGACCAAAACTGGCGATACTGGTCGGGCGCAGACTCTCTCGACGCAGACTCTGCCAACTCGCTGGCTGTCCGTAAACGGCTGCGAGAGAGAGCCCGTTATGAGTACGCTAATAGCTGCTACCTGCGTGCCCAGGTCGAGACGCGAGTGGTCCATGAGATCCGCACGGGTCCGAGCCTGGCGATGGCTACGGACAGTGCCGGCTTTAATGCCATGGTCGAGACGGAGTGGGCCCGGTGGTGTCAGGACGTCGGTTTTCTCGACATCCTCCGCACACTCGTGCGAGCACGCATAGTAGACGGTGAGGCGTTTGCCGTCATCACCCGCCGTCGTCGGCGCGAGGATGTTGATCTCTCAGCGGTCGAGCTTGCTGTGGTGCCGGTGGAGTGTGACCGCGTCACGTCTCCTGGCATCCAGATGCCAACGCCCGACTACATCGATGGGATCCGACTAGGGCCCGACGGTCGGCCGGTCTCCTATGACATCCTGGATGAGCACCCTGGAGCTCTCAACGCCCTACATCGTGGCAGCTATCGCACATGGCCTGCTCGATACGTGATCCATCTCTACAGGTCCACTCGACCAGGTCAGCACCGTGGTGTGAGCGAGCTCACCCCGGCACTGACCGTCCTACCTGGCGTCCGGCAGTACATCGCGGCATGCATCCGGGCTCGCGTCACATCGGCATCGATCACACTGGCGATCAAAACGGACCTGCCACCGGATGGCGAGGCTGAGGAGGTTACTCCTGGTGCTGTTGATATCCCGTTTGGCACGATGTTCCAACTGCCTGCCGGATGGGAGGTGCAGCAGATATCAGCACAGCACCCGGATGCTACCGGGCGCGATTTCGTAGCCGACCGGATCGCAGAGGCAGGGCGATGCCTCATGTTGCCGCGTAACCTGGCTACTGGCGACAGTAGCGGCTACAACTTCGCAAGCGGCCGTCTCGATCATCAGCCATATTTCGCAGACATCGAGATCTCTCAGGCACAGATCGAGCAGGTCGTGCTCGAGCGCGTTTTTGCTGAGTGGTTCCGAGAGTTTGTGCTCGCTCGCGATCTCGACCTGCCTGTGTTTCCACCACCACGACATGACTGGCTCTGGCCTGGACAGCCCTACACGGATCCAGAGGCGGAGGCGAAAGCGACTGAGATAAACCTGCGACGCGGAGTGACCACACTCGTTTCCGAGTATGCGCGTCGTGGACTCGACTACCAGGAGCAGGTAGAGCTACAGGCGGCAGCATGGGGCATCACACCTGAGGAGCTAAAACGGCTCCATCGCGATGCTATATTCCCGCCACCTACGTGACAGGAGTGAGGCTATGGCGTTCCAGCACAACAGTAAACTCGCTGACCGTGAGCCTGCATGGTCGGCAGTGGACAAAACGGCGTTGCCCCGCATCGCATTTGCCGATATGGGAGAGCCGGATAAGAAAAGCACGTGGCGTTTCCCGCACCACTGGGTGCAGGGCGGGACGCGTAAAGACGAGAATGGAATCTGGGTCGACGGTACGTTGTACCTGCACCGCGGTGGGCTGATCGCTGCATGGGCGGCGGCTAATGGTGCTCGCTCAGGGCAGGAGGCATCTCCAGCGGTTAAAGCGCATCTCAACGCGCACCGGGCTGCGATCGGCCTGGAGAGCTCACTCCAGGATGGAGCACTCCTGACGCTAGATGCATCACGGCCGACGATCCGTGCCGGTCGACGACGTGTACCGCGTATCGTGATGGAGGTCTACTCCGGTGGACCTGTAGAGCAGCGGTGGTCAGCAGCACCGGTTGTAGTGGATCTAGCAGGCCTACGGCTATGGCGAGACGAGGGGATCCCGATATATCTAAACCACGACCCAGATCGCATTCTAGGGCACTGCACCATCGCGGCAAAGGACGGGGCGTTGATCTGCGAGGGGCGACTCTCAGGGGATCCAGACCTCGTTGAGCTCGTCGTCGAGTCGCACAAACGCGGATTCCCATGGGGCGTATCCATTGGAGCGACAGTTGAGGCTACACGCGATGTGCCAGATGGTGAGAGCGTGGAGGTGAATGGGAGGGTCCTAACTGGCCCACTGCTAGTGGTGACGCATGCTGTGCTGAGTCACGTCGCTCTAGTCGGTGAGCCTGCAGACCCGAACTCGAGAGCTACGGTTATCGCGAGAAGGGAGGTGACACCCATGACTGATGATCGACGTGTTGATCCTATCGCCGTAGAGGCCGTGCTGGCTGAGGGCCAGGCCGAGCTCGAGCGGGCTATCGAGTCTGAGACCGGTGCTCCGGCATCGCTCACCGCCGAGGTCCGCGCAGAGGCTCTCCGGTCGATCCGCGATCTTAAACCGCAGGCGATCCGAGAGCAGTGGAGCGAGTCAGAGCTGCGCGCTCACCTGCGAGCCGTGGTGCGTGAGGCACAGCTACGGCTAGTCCGTGGCTCACGGCCAGATCCGCCTAAAGCCAGTCCTGGTCAGCCGTCTCTGCAGCGCGACGTGATCGAGTGTGCTCTCGCACGGCAGGTCCATCTGCCTGTAGAGCGGTACTACAAGCCAGAGGTGTGCGAGCAGGCAGACCGGCTCGATATCTCGCTCGGCCAGCTGCTAGTCGAGGCGGCTCGGGCTAATGGACTCGACGACGTAAAGCGGATCACGCCGGCCAACCTGCGGACCGTCCTGCAGCATGCATTCCCGCCGGTCCGCGGTGCGTTTAGCTACGTTGATATCGGCGGCATCCTGTCAAACGTCGCCAATAAACTGCTCCAGGCCGGTTTCCAGGCTGTAGAGCAGACCTGGCGGCAGATCGCTGCTATCCGGCCGCTGCGTGATTTCAAAACCGTCACCATCTACCGGCTCACCGATGAGCTCGTCTATAAACCCGTTAGCCCGACAGGTGAGATCGAGTCGGGCAGCCTGGGCGAGGAGTCCTACAGCCTGCAGGCTCGTACCTACGCGCGGATGCTCGTGCTAACGCGAGCAGACATCATTAATGACGATCTAGGCGCGTTGCAGGACATCCAGACGCGGCTAGGCCGTAATGCGGCGCTCGCGCTCAACAACGTGTTCTGGGCGACATTCCTGGACAACAGCACGTTCTTCACTAGTGCCCGCGGCAACCTGGTGACGAGTGTGCCGCTGCAGATCTCTAACATGGGCGCGGCTCTAAAGGCGTTTATGGAGCTGCGGGACGCGAGTGGCGGTCCCACAGGGATCGATCCTAGATATCTGCTCGTCCCACCCGCGCTCTATCCGACAGCCCTGCAGATCTGTAACTCGACAGAGATCCGCGATACCGGGAGCAACAAGAGCTACGGGACTACCAATGTCTATCGCGGCCTGCTCACTCCGATCACATCCCGCTGGATCGGCAGTATCTACGGCGGTGCTAACGGCTCAGACACGACCTGGTACGTCATTGCTGATCCGGCCAGTCTGCCTGTGGCTGTGGTCGGGTTTGTGGACGGGAAGGAGACTCCGACGGTCGAGCAGGCTGAGGCCGACTTTAGCGTGCTCGGCATCCAGTTCCGCGGCTACTACGATTTCGGATGTGCACTCGCTGAGTGGCGCGCTGGTGTAAAGTGCACCGCATAACGAGATAAAGGAGAGTCGCAGATGCCTACTAAGTATGTGTCTCTCGGACGTGTTCTCAAATACACACCATCGTCCAGCGCCGTGGCCCGCGGTGATATCGTTGTGATCGGCAACATCGTGGGTGTTGCTATCGAGGATATCCCCGTGGGCAAAACAGGTGGTGTCGCTATTAGCGGCATTTTTGAAGGACCTAAAGCAACGGGATCAGGGACGGCTATCAGTCAGGGCGCTGCTGTGTACTGGAACGCTACTGCTGGCGTATTTACGACGTCCGATAGCGGTACCACGTTTGCCGGCTATGCTGCGGAGTCTGCTGGGACGTCTGATGCCACTGTACGTGTGCTCCTGTCGCCACCAGGGATCCCACACGCATGAGATGGCTGACATCAGCCCTAGACCGGATCGACGAGCTACGTCGCGAGTATCTCTCGCGCTCTGCCACCTACTGGCGTAACGGCCAGGCTGTCTCTATCGCTGTAACACCAGCCCGCTCGCGGATAGCGGGTATGGTCATGGGTGATGCTGTGTATGAGGCTGAGCTACGGGACTACATCGTCGCTACAGCAGACCTAGTGCTCTCAGGCTCAGCGTTTCTACCCGCCCCTGGTGACGTCATCGAGGATGATGGCCAGCGGTGGCTAGTGCTGCCTGACCGAGATGCGGCATGGAGCCCGTGTGATCCCGCAGGCCGTTTTATCCGCATCCACACACGGAGGGCACCGACATGACGTGGTACGAGGCGGCACAGCTGGTCCAGGAGATCATCACCCGGCCTGAGTGGGCTGTGCGTATCCAGGCAGTCCCGCGGGTGAGCCTAGAGGAGGAGCGCTACCCGCTGGTGATCATCTCGCCTACCGCGATCCGCTATAGCGAGGAGGCACGGGGCATCGTCCGGCAGACGATAGAGATGCAGGTGACGGTGGTTGCCGGTGAGCAGGAACTGCTCGGCACTGCCGCTGATATAGCGTCCGATCTGGCACTGCAGATCTACACAGGTCTCCGCAGTGGAGAGCTCTGGCTCGAGGGCATGCCAGAGGTGGAGGTGCCTGCGCCGGTCGATAGGGCATCCACACCAGGCGATGTGGCCTGGCTCACCCTGCGTCTTGGCACGGTGCTGCTTGTAGGAGAGACCCCGTGAGCGCGTCTGCAGTAGCGCGGATGTCACTCGATCTCGATGCGGTCCGGAAGCTAGTGGACCGACAAGGACTCCGCGCGCTGTCTGTGCTCGGTGCCGTTGCCAGACGCGAGGCTCAGCGGCTCATACGGCGCCGACTCCGGCCGAGTAGACCTGGTGAGCCGCCATCGAGCCCTACCGGGCGACTAAAACGGACGATCGCCTACGCTGTGGACCGAGCCACTCGGAGCGTTGTGATCGGACCGATCTATATCCAGCGGGGAGACGTCCCACGGACGCTAGAGCAGGGTGGGATGTCGCGGACTGACCCGCGCTGGACACCTGCGCGTGTGGGGACCTATGCTCCGATCCGATATGCTCGGACTAGAGAGCAAATAGGCGGCCGACGGCAGTGGGCAGTGCTAGGGACTCGGTATCAGCAGGGGGCAGGCACATCGCGCGTTAAATGGTGGACAGCCAGGACGCTGATCCGCACACAGGCGCAGGCTGATAGGGCAAACCGGATTCTGGAGACCATCCTAGGGCCGCAGGGCGGTAGGACGGTGTACATCGCACCACGGCCCTACATGTCACGAGCTCTCGCACACGTACTGTCACGGGCAGAGTCTATCCTGAGAACTGTCCTGGGATAGGGAGATAGGCTATGGGCTACACGGTTAAACTGGGTCGCGAGGCGACCATCACGATCGGCGCAAACGAGCTCAAACTGGCACGAGATGTGACCATTGAGCTCGGCGGCAGCGAGCAGGACGTCACGTGCCGCGACTCAGGTGGCGTTGCGATGTATGTGCTGGCTAATCGCCAGATCACGATCACAGGCACTGCGATCTACGACTCTAGCAACGCTGCCATCACTGCACTGCTTGACTCATGGAAATCGGGCACACCACTGACTGTCACTGTGTCCGACCCG